CTTTCTGAGCTTCAAGGTATACATACCGTTCTCATAAACGATACGACCATTACAACAGGTCAGAAGTTTTTGAATGTTCGCCATCGGAGATTCGGCAGAGTTCAATATCCCATCACAGCGATAGCGATCACCTAAAGTGTAGCCCGAACCAGACGCCAAAGTGAAACTCACAGACTCATCGCAGAACGCTCTCGCCACCTCAAAAGATGCAGTATCAATATCATACCCTGGGATGCCCATGCCATAAGTCTTGGAAGTCATAAAGTCATAAATGCAATTGGCTGGGTTAGTCGAGTACGCCTGAGCCGATGTGAGGTCTGTGACGCTGGGAACTTTGTTCCCTGACATTTCCATTGTGATGTTTGGCAGTCCGTTGGGATAAGCATCCGTGTCGTAGAACACCCAGAATGTAGCGTAGGCAATCCCCTGTCCAATCGTCTGGGTTCCCCACGCTCCACCAGCGGTTGATACATTTGAGTGCTGGTTATTCAGAAAGTAATCGACAGCAGTTTGGTTTCCAGTGTGGATCATATATCGCAGGAACCAGGCAGTCCCCCAGGCAACAGAACTACCGTTCCAGAATTGGGTCTGCACCACGTTGGTCTTGGTCGGGTTTCCAGCACCACTGTTCGCTGACTCTTCAGCACCATTGATTGCCAAGGTCTCGTCAAAATATACTTTGCCGACTCCTGATATCCCACGCTCTGCTGTTGCGTTGCCACCGCCCGATCCTATCGCATACGCACCAGTGACTGACATTGTTAGATAACCTGCAGCGTCCACCTGACGGACATCGATTATCTTCAGCCCGACCTTTGCCAGACCATACACGATGGGCAACGCAGATTCGCTGGCCGTTGAGTTGACCTGGATGCCCTGCTGTTTGGATGCCGTTCCCTGTTCCTTGCCAAGGCTGTCTTGGTTCCATGCATCGTAAGCCGAGACTCCACCCCTTGCGACAAAGAACCACTTGCTGGCAGAGGCAATCCTCGCCCATGTCCCACCATCACCTCGTACCGCTCCAGCGATGAAGGCTGCACCCTTTATAAAGAGCCGAAATGCTCCCCCCTTGCTAGGTAGCTTGCTCGCCACAATTACGCCAAATCGCCAGGAGTCTGGAAGCCACTCTGCCCAGTCGGTGGAGATCCTGCCCCTCGTCTGCCCCAGAAGACTGGCTTGCCACCTAAGTCTGGAATGGTGTTGAACAGATAGTCGGTGTTAGTGCCAAGGATATTATGGCCGTAAGTGCAGACCACATCTGTCCCACCACCAGCTCCACTACCACTTGCAGCACTTCCAGAAGTCACGGTAAATGAGTTCTCTGTGGGAACTGTGACCACCTCAAATGTGCCGTTCATCGTGAGACCATTCACTGCACTCGCTCCAGAGATCGTTACCTGTGAGCCGATGCCGATGCGACACGGAGCAACGGTATCTGTGAACTCAACGCTGGTGGAACTCCCAGTCGTTGTGACAGGATTCGCACCCAGAGTTCTGGTCAGGTGACTTCGCCCTTGCATATTTCGCATAGACCGCCAGTTGGTCATCGTTGATCTGGTAAACATGGCACGAGCCATATCCGACACGACAGTGGTCGAGATTCTCGCTGTGCCTCGCTTACTGATATCGCTGGGCTGTTGGCTGACTTCCCACGCTGAGTTCATCATGCCCTTGAATATCAGCAACGGATCAACGACCACCACTCCAGTCGATAGCAGGATCTGACCAAAATAGATCCGACAGTTTCTGCCTCTCACCTGATTGGTCAGAACCTCTGCGATGATACTCGTGTCAACTCCACTGAATGAAATCTTGCAGGACTGACCTGATGGATCTGCGGTCTCTGGTGGTGACTCCAGATTGATCATCCCACCGATGCCTGTCCATGTGAGCGAGTTCCATGATACATCACTGGGTGCAGTCGTGTACCTAATGGTCGATCCTGATCCAAGTATCTCGATCAACCAGACATCCGCGTATCCTTCCTTTGCTGAGATGGCTGTGATCATGGCTGCAGACAGTGCTGACCTGACTGCCATTATGGTGCTTCCTGAAATGTCACCGACAGACCACCGATGTATTCGCTTGGTCCTGCACTAGCTCCATCATAATCTAGAATAACCGCTGTGACGCTGGCACTCGCAATCGTGAGTACGCCACTGTTAGTCGGAGAACTGCCAGCAATGATGGGAGGTGCGATTGATAGAGTTGCTAGTCCACTGCCATCCGCACTGGCATCAGCAGTCACACGAAAAAGCACAGTGAGTCCAGCAACTGTGAAACAATCTCCAGCTTTCATCACTCCAGCTTCGCTTGCGGTCCAGCCGTAAGTCATCAAGGATGTGCCACTTTGTCCAGGTCCATTTACCTTCGGTGATCCAGCACCAGAACCATTCGCTGTCAGACCACTACCAGGCAACAGATAATGGGATAGCGTACACGTTGCCCCTGTGTTGTAGAGATTCTGAATCGTGACCAGAAGTTCTTGGACATCTTCATTCCCTGCTGGCAGAGCTGGCCAAGTTTCCTGCCAGATCAATCCTTGAGCCACCTGACTTCTGGTCTGGAGTCCACCGCTCTGACCTACGCTTATCAGGCTTCCAATGTTCTGTGGATAGGTGACACTCGCTGGCTTAACTGTTCTGGGGAATGCAGCCATTAGCGCATCCCACCTGTGATGAGTTGCGCCCTGTAACCTTGGCTGTCCCTCGATGCTTCGGCTACAATCTCAGCGATGGTTCCACCGTTCTGTCTGAGGAACTCGCCTACGCTGTTCCCATCGATTGCCTGAATAGGGAAGCTGATATTCTGAATGACTGTCATACCACCACCACCACCACCGCCTATTGATGGCATTATGCCAGTGATGGGTGTGCCACCGCCTATGTCTATTCCACCCACCATGTTCGGATTGGTTACACCACCACCACCAGCAGCCACAGTTGCAGCAGTTCCAGTGATGCCAGCGATGAACTCTGAATGAGGGAACATTGCTGTCAGTGCCTGGAATGCCACATAACGAGCAATCAGTTTAGTCAGCTCAAGTTGCATATAAGCAAAGAACCCAGCGAATGCGTTCTTTGATTCGCTGACAGATTTAACGAGGCGATCCACAAAGTTCTTGGTGAAGTTCTCGGTCATTTTCCGCAACTTCTCGTCCAGTGTTTCTATCGTTTTTCCTAAGTCTCCAAGGTCTGGAGTCAACTTAGTTGCTACTGCATCAGCTACGTTTACTATGTCTTCGGTGAAACTTGTTCCAGCCAACTCTCGCAGTTCTTTTAGGGCTTCGCTCGCTCTTTTGAAGGATTCTGGTACTCTATCCCACGCACCAAACAAATCTTCTGTATTTTTATCCAGTGCATCATATGCCTCTATCACACCAGCTATATCTCCTGTGATCATTTTTTTAAATACGGACATATAGTTCATCATCATCTGTAAAGAGTTCCACACCGCTTCTAGGGGGAGCCTCACCAATGAATCCCAAAGCAAGGTAGAACTTGCCATTATCATCTCAAACGCTGCCAATATCTTCAGAGAGCTTCCTTTGATTTTTCTGTTCCATTCATCGAATCCACCCGATGCCTCTGTCATCTTATCTAACAACTGGGTGAACACTGGCATCAGAGCGATAGCTATCGAATCTCTAAGCTCTCTGATGTTAGCTGCCATCATTTTGGCTCTGTTCGCTGGCGATTCCATAGTCTCATCCAGGTTGCCCATCGCCACTCCAGCCTTCTTGGTTATCAGCTCCAGTGTTGCAGTCGCTCTCTCCTGGGCGGTCAACGACTTGGCAACTTCCTTACTGGCAGTGATTAGAGCTAATGCCGTGACTTCCTCTTGCTTGATCTGGATGCCCAGCCTTTTCATGGATTCTGCTTCGCCTGTGAGAGCTGACGAGACCGCCATGCTCACCTCTGCTGTGGGCAGATTGTTGAACGATGCAAGGTCAGCCGCCACCTTGGTGATTTCTGTGGAGAATTTTGCAGACTCAGCCTGACTGAATCCCATCCCTTGAGCTATCGCTGCAGTCGTAGCGATGAGACCTTTGGCCTCAGTGATTGTTAGTCCAGCTTTATGTGCAAAGTTATCCAGAAAGTCTCCCACTTCTTTGGATGCTTTCGCTCCAAATACAATATCAAATTTTGACCCTATTTCCATGACAGCCGCACCGATGTCGAACATCTTCTTACTGAGAATGGCAAGTCCAGTGAGTGCTACAGCTGCACCAAGTGCAGCCGTTGCCATACCAGCCAGAGCTACCTTTGCCCTGCCTACTCGCTCCCGAAAAACCTTCACACGTTTCGCATTCTTATCCATCGCTCGTGCGAATGCACTGGTACTCGCAGTGACCTCAACGTGCAACTTGGAAAGATTAGCCATTTAACGCATCCTCGATTCGACTCGTGCGACCATCTCAGCTTGCTTCATCTCTTCGCCTTTTATTTTGCCCAGTGCTATCCACTCAGAGAACTCTCGTGATGTCATTCTCCTTTGTAACTCTCCGACAGGTATCCCGAACCTTTCTGCCAACTCAAACCACGCTCTCCTAGACGGAGAGCTTCTCAGTTTTTTTCAAGATCCTTCACATCATCATCGGTGATTCCAGACAGCCGACACGCTACTCCGAACAACCGATCCAACGCACTAGCCGACTTGCTTCCTAGCTTGACCGCATCCTTCTCGCTGAAGATTCTCTGGCCCTCGTCATCGACTGCACTGAGTGCCACCAGCCTAGCTCGCATATTCGCCATCGTGACGTTTCTGTTCTTGTCCAAAGAACCTTCCTCAAAAGAATCACGTTCAGATCCTTTCAGCTCTCGCAGGGCAACGATGCCACCCCACTCTGGAACCTGAACTTCCTCTGTTGCTAAATCTTCTACACCTAGAATGTCATCTTTCGACAAGCGTTTCATAGTACACCTCTTATTGAAGGGAAAGGTCTTGGCTTACTTTGTTACGATGTTGCTCTCACCAATGCTCCTGCACTGCTGAATGTAGCAGATGCCATAGCCTCGTCACCAACTGAACCACTCACTGGATTGTAACTTTCCAAACAAGCGACGCCTGTCCAACTTGGATTGGTCGCAGATACAGAGCCACTTGCTGGCTTGATGACCAGTTCAGTCGTTTTGCCTATAGCCAACAAGCCACTCAATGTGGCATCGACTGCGTTGTTTGCATCAGCGATGTAGTCTTGTATGAACTCGACAGTCACAGACCATGACATCAGTCCGACAGCGGAACTGGTGAAGGTGTCCCCCATCGCTGTGTCATCTTGCATCGCCATAGATTGATCGATTGTGATACTACGCACTCTCGCTGACAAATCTCTGGCAACAGGACTGGCAGCAGCATTCTCGACAGTCAACGATGCGTCATATAAAACTTGTGTAGCCATTTCTCTATCCTCTTAAATGATTAAATGATACCGATACTACAGATAAAATCGAACTGTGGCGAGCCTCCACCAATCGTGAAATAAACTCGCCACCAACTGTCGGTGATCGCCCCTGCCTTGCTCTTTAATTCAGAGGTGATCGCTGTCGCTTGAGTGTGCGTCAGCTGAGTGGTCGGAGATGAGAAGCCAGACGCACTGTCCGACTTCACCACAACGTCCAGCGTTGGTGATGATCCAGCCACTGTTATAACGTGCAAAGCAGAATATACTGATTGAGTCGCACTGACAGCTCCCAGATTGTTAGCTGCACTTGTATCAGTACTCGTGCGAGTCGTGCCTGGAGCCACCATGATCTCACCATGAATGACCTTCTCGCCTTGCCCCTCGCCTGTTACTCTGAACGCCATCATCTCACCGACTGTACCTGTGGCGATGGGATTGTATTCTGAGGTCTTCAGTTGGGTGAACAAAGCTGGTGAGCCTACCGCCTGATCTACGGGAGTAACAGTGACCAAAGCCTCTGCTGCACTGATGGCGGTACTGGTTTGCAGAATGCCATCATTCGTGCTGTCCCAGTAGCCTTCCCCTTCCAAAGAAACAGACGATAGGCCTGAGGCATTTGATGTGAATGTATCCCCAAAAGTCGTGTCATCCTGGAGATTGTTGGACATATTCAATCCAACAGCATTGAATGTTGAGGCCAGCGAATAACTACCCCAGTAGAGTCCGATGTTTGTTTGTACATAAGTGGCCATTGTTTATTCCCTGTAAGCTATTTGAAAGTCTCGCTCGACTGCGAACAGATCAGCTCCGAACTCAAACTCATCGGACGATGATTCTGGCAAGCATCCGTCTACAACTGGTGTCGTTGTGCTGTCCATATAATAACCGATACACGCCTTGAGTTTAGCTGCAACGTCTCTGGCATTCTCTGGAGTATCTGCCTGACAGCTGAACCTGAATCTGGCGATTACGTTGCCTGGATCTGCAGCCATCGCTGGTGGACAGAACTCACTCAACCGCTCGTAAACGATGAGAGGTAGTGGCGCATCGGCTGGTCTGCGTACTGGATAGCATCTAGTGGATACCAGATCGGTGACGGCACTGGTGGCCTGTAGTCTGCTGTATATGACATCTTCAATCTGATTAGCCACCAGCCATGCCTCGTTTTTTGAGTTTCATAATGATTCGCCACAGCTCTTTCTTAATCACATCTGCTGCCTGTCTGCGTTTCGCATCATACGCTGGTATCAAGTATGGTTGTTTTCCCATCGTGCCAGTGTTTTTAGGAACGTAGCTGGCGATGGTTTTTCTGTTTCTTAACACCCCTGTGGCTATGCCACTCTTAGTTCTGGATTTTCTGACATATTCTTTTTGAGTCTTCTGCTGTCTTTTCTTGGTTCCCTTTTCTACAAACAAGCCATAGAACTCGCCATAGGATACTGCGACTGTGACCAACTTGATTTTCGTTTTCATCACTACCGACCGCATCCCTCTTTTCAATTTCCCCGACCTACCCCTCACAGCTCTGGCACTCGCCTCTCTCTTGATAACATTAGCACCTTGCATGGTGGCATACGTCAGAGCCTGTCCCCCTAGCCCCTTACCTAACATTTTAAATTGAGCGATCAGCTCTTTGTCTCCATCAATCTTGATGTCGGTGGACTGTATATGCTCCCCTACAAATCTCCCAGCCATCAGTCCAGAACTCCAGTGCCTGTGGTGCAGACAAACTCCAGCTCACGATTTTCCATGTCCACGTTGATCATGCTTTGGATGTCATAAATTGTAGTCCTGTTTTTCATTCTCCAGCGATCAGGCTCAACCTCTGCGATGATCGCATCATAGTGGGTGGTGATTCGCAGACCCTGGGATCCCAGCACAGCGTGAGCGTCAAAATATTCTCGCCCCTGCATTGGCTCGACCTGACAGAATCTTTCGCCTTTATCCACCCAGGTTGATGTCTCATAGCCATCGGTGTCCTTATTAGTGCGTGAGTCATACTGGAACATCAGCTTGGTTCGCAATCTGCTTTTCCTAGCCATCCCCTAATACCTCTGGAAGCGTTCAGAGTCAATCAATCGTGAAACTCCCAAAGGTAACTCAGTCGCAATTGTTCCTGTGATAACTGGCAGTGGCTGATCGAAAAAGTAACTGGCCGTCATCACCACTGCTGCCTGAATAGCTCCAGGTACATCGTCTGTGTCTGTTCCGTAACCAGCTTTGAACTTGACCTCGATAGGCTGTGGTCGATCCATGAGATCAGGCCAGTCTGCATTTTCATTTAGCCAAATCACTCCAGGATCTCCACCTGTGCTAACTGTATAAGATCCACTGGAAAAAGTATCGAGCGTCTCTGTCGCAT